GTAGTGACTGTTGTTTCACCATCTTTACTCAAACGAAGACCACCAATAAGATCGTCTTCGTCAGTCTCAATGGTGATATTCACCCTAATCATTTCACGCCCAAGTTGAGCACACGCTTGCTCTACAGATAACGTTTTGCCGTTACCAGAAAGACCCGTAATGAACGTTGGATAAAAAAGACCGGACTGAATAATTTTTTTAATATCACCAAAGTTACCAAACTTGACGAAAGTATCATCTTTATCGGGAACAAGGTTTTGTGCGAAGGCAGGCATAGCAGGAGGTGCCTGATAAGTTTGCTCAAGTTTTTCTTGAATAGACAGGTTCCACTTACCACGTCCAACTTTATAATCAGAAATTTTATTCGTAACTGTCTGATAGTTAGATCCATTCATTGCACACCAAGCACGAATATCAGCACCAGTTACGGACTCACCATAAAGTTCCTGTAATGAAGTGACAATGTATTCAGCAGAAAGAGACATGATCTTGTTTTGTTGGTTTCAACTGAAGTTATTATACAAGAAAAAAGGGGTCTTGACGACCCCCAGTAGACAGTTTAAGAATTGGTCAGATGTTCTTTCAACTCTTTAATCAATTTTCTACGAGAGTGCCTTCTATCCAACTCAATCCCAACAGTTCTACCATACTCTTCAAGTTCATTCTTATTCATTTCATCGATAGAAACATCACTTTCAAAAACTTCTTGAGTAGGTTCAGGAGCAATTGCTTCTGCGGGTTCTGAAGGAACTGCAACTGGAGTAGGTTGTGCAGGTGCTGCTGGAGCTGGTGCCGGAGTTTTTCCTCCTATTAAATCTCCAAATCTAGACATTCTTAATACCTATTAATATAAAAATATTTATCAAGCAATAAGTCCCACAAACTCATTTAAGATTTTTTTATTCATCTTTTTATTCTTCAAACTCTTCATAAAAGATTTTTTGATTTGAGTTTTAGATGCATCTTCTGATACCTCAAATTCAGATTCACTTGCGAGAGTTGTTGACGAAAGTGCAATATAAGAATGGTAACCAGAATTCTTGATAGTAAATGATCTTTCCTTTTTCCACTGGTTTTGAATTTTGTTTCTCAATTCATATTCATTCCAAGTATAACGACTAATAAAACGATTAGAATCACGAGACTCAAGAACACGAATACCAATAAAATTAGTATCAGTAAAATTGTCTCTCAAATTTTGAATCAAAATATCAGTGTAGTCATCCCACACAGAACTCAAAGAGTAAGTGTTTCCGGTTTTACGATCACGGAGAAAACATCCACCACCAATTCTTCCAAGTCCAATAAAAGGTTCAAACTCCCATGAACGTTGAATCTCACGATGATAAGTAAGTCCATAACCCTCACCATCACTCAATACAACACACTGAACTTTTTGAACTTTAGTATTTTTCTTAAACTGTGGAATGATTTGATGAAGTGCAATCATCGTTTCATTCAAAGGAGTTCCAGACAATCCCATTCCAACAGGGATAGAATATCTTCCACCGAAAGTAATGTATTGTGCAAGACGGAACATATTCTTCAATTGTTTTTCCAAAGTTTTAGAATTGACTTTGTGTGACAAAATGTTCATCAAAGAAAACTGTTCTCCAACCTGCATCAGTCCATCCTTTTTCTCATATGGTCTTTTGCGACAAAGTTGTTCTCCATCATCACTTACTAATGGATACTCATTCGTAAATGCATATACTTCGAATGGAATAGAAACTTTTTTACAGAACCATACAAGATTGAATAACTGTTTCATGGTATCCATCATTACAGGTCCCATAGAACCAGACCAATCAAGAATAAAAATCAATCCATGGTCTTTACCATCGGCAAGTGTGGTTACTTTCTTGAAAAGGTCTTCGTTGTATTTGTAGGTGTGGAGTTTAGAGCAGTCCAAAACTCCAGTGCGACTAGTAGTGGCACGAGCATAACTATTAGCAGATTTTCTACATTCAAATTCTTTGACAAGATAATTTACCTCTTTCTGTGCTGATTTCTTAAATTTCATAAACTCACCATCAACATAATCGAACAGATAAGGATCGTGAGGATTATCCCATAGTTCATTACATATATCATGAATCTCATTATTTGGAACAATAATATCATCAAGATTGACTTTGGGAAGTTCTACATAAACATTCTCAAATCCACCCATCGATGCAAGTTTTTTGATTGCATCCTCCAATGAATCCATCGTATTAACTTTAGGTTCATCATTGGTTTCTCCACCCTGACGAACATTCTCAGTCTCTTGCTCGGTAACATGCTCGGTGTCTTGCTCGGTATCGGTAATATTTTCAGATTCTACAGATTGCTGTTGTTGCTCCATAGAATCATCAGATTGCTCTTCAGATGAACCAGAACTTTGAGATTCCAATGAATCCATATCAGTATTAGTCTTAGTATGCATCTGATTCAGACAATGCTTATAAAGTACTTGTGCAGCAATCAGAACATCATCAAAATCCTCACATTCTTCGATCATACGAACGATAGGCGTCTCATCAATTGCAAACCCCCATTTGTCAATTGTCAAAAAAGGAATATCAACAAAGTTACCAATCTTAAAGTGAAGATTTACACGATCAGCAAGATTCAATGAATTTAGATTCTCATTCTCAACACCAAAGAAGTCCTCATCGGCAAGAACATTATATCCTTTATAGAAGGTCTTCGAGATTCCAGCATAACGACGCTTCATCATTTTCTCAATGCGAACATCCTCCACCACATTCACAAACTGTGGAGGTATCTTATAATCTTTTATCCAATCACGATCTGGTGTATAAAGTGCATGTCCCACTTCATGTGCCACCAACATATCATATATCTCATTACCTGCTTTATCCCAGTTCGGCAGTGTCAGCACACGAGTATGAACATTGAAACATGCGGTCTCAACATTCTTGTTCTCTACCACAAGATCTTCTTGTGCAAGAAGTTTAGCAAGTTGAGATTTGATTTCGTGCCTGACGGTCATTGGTTTGATTCGTATGAACGTAGTATACAAAAGAACCTCCCTTTTTGGGGGAGGTCATGTGACGGTTCTTGAAGTGTCTCAGTGCTTCCTTTCGGGAACGCATTGCCTGAGGTTTCAGTTTTCGTTTCTGTTCTTTCTTGGAATGGTGCTTCCAGTTTGGGACTTGCATTGTTCTTTGGTGTATCAGGACACCATACGTGAAAAACCTTTGACTTTCTCAAACCTTATGACACTTTGGAATTTGTCATGTAAGTCTGACTTATGAGAGATGACGAATATATTAGCATCTTTTATCACATAACGAATAATTTTTAGGAACTCTTCGGTTCCAAATCCATCAAGTGAAGAATCAAATACTTCATCCATAATCAACAGGTTAGTGTTTACGGAATTTTTGAGTCTCGCAACTTCTCTCCAAGTGAAGAGTAGAGCCAAATCTACACGCATTTTTTCACCTTCACTAAAAGAACTATAAGAAAAGTTTTCGTGAATAGGTGACTCAATGGTTTCACCGAACTCCTCATCAAGTTTAAAGTTGATGTAGAAGTCCATCATTTGAAGATAACGATTAACCTGCTGATTGATGAATGGAAGATACTTCTTGATGATTTTTGTTTTTACGCCATCATCCTTGAGTAAGGAATAGGCAAAATCGTAATGAACGATTTCTTGTTTTTTGTCTGAAAGATATTCAATTGTCTTTTGGAGATTGTCTTTAAACTGCTCTAATTTCTCATTCTCAGTATTTCTGTTTTGTAAGTTATTGGTAATAGTTTGAATTTCATGTTCAAGATCTCTGATTTGTCTCTGGTTGAGGGAAATCCTAGTATTGTTTTGAGAAATGCCATGCGTTAGTTTTGTAATCTCCTTGGATAGGGAATTGAATTGACGTTCTCGTTCCTGTTCGAACTTGATTGTTTCTTCAAGATCTTCATAACCTTTTTTAAGTTCCTGTGCTTTATTTTGAACGTCACTAATTCTATTTACACGAAACTCTTCTTCTATGTCTTGTGTACAGGTAGGGCAGACCGTATTTTCTGTGAAGAACTTATGCTCTTTGGTAATGGTCGCAACCTTTTGAGATATTTTACCTTTAAGATTGTTTAGTTTTGATAACTTCTCACGAGCACCAGTAACATCACTCATCTGTTCTTGAAGAGTTTCCATTCTATAATTCAAATCTTCATTACTCAACATGTATGAGTTTTCTTCATCCAAAAGTTTATCAATTTTTGTCTCATTAGAATCAATATTCGCATGACCACGACTTTCGAGTTCTTCGATAAACTCTTGCTGCATCTGCATCTTATCTTTGAGATTATCCCTCTTAATATCCAAAGATTTAATTTGTTCTTTCTTTGTTCGAATATTATCTTTAATTAGACTATTCATCGCAGAGAAGATACGAATATCCAACAAGTCCTCAATCACCTCACGACGATTAGAAGTTGTGAGTTGCATAAAAGGTACAAAGGTACTGCTACCTAAGATTACAATTTGTGTAAATGATTTATAATTTACCTTAAGAATACTCTCCTCCAATATGCGTTGATTGGCACGATCATCTGCTTCTTTATGGAGTGGATTACCATTTACCTCAATATCAAAGATATTTGGTTTGATTCCACGACGAACCAGATAATCACGACTATTCACAGAGAACTCAATCTCTACTAAACAATCCCTCTCATTTGTGGCATTCGCAAGTTGTGGTTTATTAATCTTACGAAATGGTTTATTGAATAATACAAATGTAAGAGCATCCAGCATTGTGGACTTTCCTGCTCCATTCGTTCCAATAATCA